GCAAGGATTTCTGTACTTAGGATGTTAGCAAGTTCTGCTTCAGCGTTCAATCCGTGGATCGCCTTGAGGTCTTGAGCCAATTCTAAACTGTACTCTGCCTTTAGGGCTCTTGACTTGGCTTCAACGAGAACTTTCTCGATGCTGAATGCCATTTCATTGAACTGGTCGCCAGTTCCTGATCCAAGGTTCTCACTGTCTCCAGTCTTCATACCCTGGCCTACATTGTAGCCAGTAGAGACTGCAGTACCAACAGGGTTAAGAAGTCCTGGGTTGCTACCTGCTTGTGCAGTAGTACCCATTCCAGCAACGCCGTCAGAGAATCCACCAGTCTCGTCAAGACCATCGTCTTGTCCAGAGAATGCTGTATCTGCTTCGTTGTAGAATGCTTCTGTTCCGCTCTGATTGGTGTAGCGTGAACGCATTGCAAAGATAAGTCCAGTAGGACCACTCATTGGTTGTACGCCAGCAAGATCATATGCCACCAAGTTAGGCATAGCTCGACGTATAAGACTGATTAGAACAGGGTCGAAACCAGCAACAGGACCACCTGCAGCGGCATCGGCTCCGAATCCACCACCAGCACCAGCAGCGTTAGCGGCGTTGGTTGGTACAGCTTCGGTCAACATTCCGTTAGAGAATGCTGATTGCTCTCTTAAAAATTTCTCTTGGTTTTCTAGCAAGACTGCGGTAACAGCTCTCTTATGAGAATCTTCGATTTTATCTAGACCATCATAGTCGAGTACTGGACCCCACTTCTCTTGCAGTGCTTCTGATTGAAACATTTGCTTGTTTACCTAAATGTGTTTTTTGTTTGAATGAATAATGTTAAATTCACTTCTTAGCTAATCCTGAAAGTGTTTTCAGATAGGCATTCATTGACTGTGAGCTATACTCATCAGCAACATCTACGCCCTCGGAAAGGGTTTCAGTCTTTGCCTGAGGAGAACTTCCTTTAGAAGGATAATAAGATTCCTTCAGTGTCTCCAACTTCTCACGATATTCTGCGTCACTTTCAAACTCCACACTCTCGGCAAGGGAAGCAAGCTTCTCTTTTTGTGAAAGTGCCAAACCTTCAGATACTTCGGAGAATATCTCTTGAGCAACTGACTCAGCGAGTCTAGCGTTCAAGGTGATGTTCTTCTCAATCTGTTCGTTGAGTTTGGTTTCCATATCATCAAGTTTTTCTACCATATTCTCAAGGACATCATATTTATCTTCAGGGATTGATACATAATGATCTTCAAAAAGCTTCTTCATGCCACCTAAGAATGATTCAGTCATTTCTGCTTTAAGGCCAGACTCGACTGCTAATTGGTTCTCTTGAACCCATTCGTCAGCAACATACTCAAGATAGGAATCAATTCGTTCTGTGATAGAACCACGAATTGCATCTACCTCTTCTACTAATTTAGACTCATAAGTCTCCTCGAAGGTCTTAGTCATAGACTCTTTCACTTCAGATACTTTAGATCTGAGTGCAGCTTCAAAGATTGTACGAGCTTTAGATTGGAACTCTTCACTGAGTTCTTCTCCATCTAGAAGTGCAGCAACGTCTTCTTCAACGTCGATTACCTCTTCTTCGATTGCTTCTTCTTCAGCAACTACTTCTTCAGTAGATACTTCTTCTTCTGCAACGATTTCTTCTTCAGTTGACTCTTCTTCAGCAACTACTTCGTCTGTAGTTACTTCGTCTTCTACAACAACTTCCTGATCGGCTTCGAGTTTCACTTCTTCTTCCTCTGGAACATTGTTTAATTTTTTACCAACGCCAACATCAGCAGGTGATGATCCGTCTTTTTTACCTTTACGGTTAGTAACTACATCCTTAACTTGCTTAAGGGTAGAACCAGGTGTTTTCAGCTGTGCTGAATTGTCATCAGGTTTGTAGTTATCAGGTGAAGGACCGCCTAGGTCTTCCCATGACTGAGGTGTTCCCCCAGTGGTGAGCTTAGGCATCGGATCGCCAGCAGAGGCTCCAGAATTGACCGCTGTCGAGGATTGCTTCGTGCCCGCTTCCATTTCCTGTAAGTTGTTGTCACTAGACATTTGAGTTTTCTCCGAGTTTCTTATGAGTAGAAATCTATATTTATTTATACAATATTAAAATTTGTATGTATATATTCTATAGGGAGTTTAGGAAGTTTTGGAATAACCCAAGTTTTTGTTCCTCTAAATTTCTTTCCCTACTTGCACGTTCTATTTTAATGCGTGTTTCATTAGCGAGTCTTTCTTTTAGGAGTCCACCATCCCAAACCCACTCTTTTCCTTCCATGATGCCTTGAACAAATGCATCAGGTGCAGATGGATCAGCGACTATATCAGCAGCAGTTGCCAACATAAAGTCTTCACCAACTTCTTTGTAACCCTTAGTATTATCCTTTAAAGAACCAATACCTCTAGAAGATACTCCTAAAGTTACTCCATCCTTCAAAAGTGATTCTGTAATCTTACCCATAGGTGTAGATAAGATTTGAGCTTTACCAACGAAGTTTTTACCTTCCTGCTTAAGATCCGTAATCTTGTGTGATACTCTATCGAGGTTTACGGTAGGTCCATCTGGGTGACCTAATTCACCAAGAGCACGTCCCTTTTGAACATAGTCCTTATTATACCTGTTGACCTCTTTCTCCATTATGTTAAATGGATATAACCGACCATTGCGGTTTACCATCTCACTTTGAAGGAAGACACCTTTTATAAAAAGATTTTTCTTACCACCAATGGTTTCGGTGAGAATTTCAACAGATTCAATTTCTTCTCTTATGAGTTTCATCGGATCAATTAATCGCTTTATTTATTATTTATTGATTTACTGTTCGCCAGCATCATCAGAGTCTTCTGATTCAACGCCATTTACGAACGTAGTATTGATCTCAGGTCTAATTCCCTCAATCTTTTCTGAAGATTTGGTATAAAGGATGTCCTTAATTTTGTCACTCACTTCGGCAGGTGACGCATCATTTACTACCATGTCCAATAGTTCATCCATTGTCTTTTATCAAGTAATTTGCTAAACTATTTAGCATAAATATGAATATGATTAATCGGGTTTACCTATTTCAACCCCAGAGTACAGTAGTCATTAAAGGGCAAAAGCAATATTGGTTACCGTATTCTGCTGCATGTATTTGGAGTTATGCCAATAAACATGTTGATGGATTTGAGTTGGGTGAAATATTTTTTAGACGAGAATACCCAGAAAAAGTATTAGAGAGAATTAAAGATCCAGTGCTATGTGGATTCAGTTGTTATGTTTGGAATGAGCAGTATAATTTACATCTTGCTAAACTAATTAAAGAGAAGTATCCAGATTGTGTTATTGAATTTGGAGGACCACAAGCACAAAGACATTTAATAGAACATGATTTTATTGATACAGTCCTACTAGGATATGGTGAGATTGCATTTGTAGATGTTTTAAGTAGAATTAAAAATGAATGTAAATTGATACCAGTATATGAACGAGAACAAATAACAAAACTTGCCTATGAAAGTCCTTACACTAACGGTGTGATGGATAAGATAGTAAATGAGAACCCAGAATATGGATGGGCAACATTAGTTGAGTCTACTAGAGGTTGTCCTCATCACTGCACTTTTTGTGATTGGGGTACATGGATGGATCAAATACTAAAATTTGATATGGATGTTGTCAAACAAGATATCATGTGGATGTCTACTCATAAGATAGGATTTTTGATGATGGCAGATGCTAACTTTGGTATATTCAGAGATAGAGATCTACAAATTGCAAAATGGTTAAGAGAAGCAGCAGATCATCCAGATGCAATTATTGATGATTTAACAGTACAATATACCAAAAATAAAACTGATATTGTTCTTGATATAACTGAGACATTAGGACCTTATGATAAAAGAGGTGTGACTATGAGTGTTCAGAGTATGAGTCAACCAGTCTTAAAGGCAATTAAAAGAAAGAATATGGCGGTTGATAAAGTAAAAGATCAAGTTGCAAAGGCAAGAGAAAGGAACTTAAATGTATATACTGAAATGATACTTGGTCTTCCAGAAGAGACTGTTGATTCTTGGAAGGATGGAATGTGCTTACTTATGGAGTCGGGTCAAGACAGTCTTGATGTATGGTTATGTCAAATATTTGGTCAAACTGAAATGAATATGAATAGAGAGAAGTATGGTATAAAAGTTGTAAATGCTGAAGATTACGTATCATTCTCTAAACATGATGACGAGGACTATCCAATTAAAGAAGTTATTGAGATAGTAAATGAAACTAATACAATGACAACTGACGATATAATCGAATCATATCTATTTGCTTGGGTTGTTATAATGTTCCATATTAATGGATTTTCTCATTACATATCAACATTCCATGATTACAGAAAATTCTATGATAACTTAAAGGATTACCTAGATAATGATAGTGGTATACTTGGTCAACACTTCCAAGGACTTAAAGAAAGAATTAGTACCTATCTAAGAACTGGTAAAGTTATATCAGATAAAGATACTGGTCACACACTTGAATTGAATGTCGGAACCGACTTTGATTTATTCTGGGATAATAAAGATCTTGCATTTAAGTTGGTAGAAGAATCATGTAACCCTTCTGAAGATTTAATGGAGATCCAAAGAAAATTAGTATATGATCCTAAAGTTGAATATCCAATTCAAGTTAAGGGTTATGAAATATGGAATCCTAGACCAATTAAAGATAGAAATGATATTTGGAATATAAAAAGAAAAAACATGCTTAAGAACAAATTAACTAAGATATGAACGTCTACATGTTCCAACCACAGTATGCTGTGGAAATAAGAAAAGAAGACACTTACTGGTTGCCTTATAGTGTAGGATGTCTATGGAGTTATTGTAGTCAGTTCAAAGATATTACTGATAACTTTGAATTAAAAGAATTTATATTCAGAAGAGAAGATCCACAGGATATATTAGATCGTTTAGATAATCCAACAATATGTGCTTTTAGTTGTTATATCTGGAATGAACGCTATAATTTACATGTAGCAAAATTAATCAAAGAGAAGTATCCAGATTGTATTATAGAATTTGGTGGTCCTCAAGGAACAAAACATTTACTTGAGTATGACTTTATAGACACCATCATCATCTCTGAAGGTGAGGAATCATTCTGTGATCTTCTAAGAAAAATTAAGAATAATGAAAGCATTGAACGACTCTATATTAAAGAGCGAATTGAGGTATTGGACTTCCCTAGTCCTTATCAAATTGGTCTTTTTGATGATATCATTCAGAATAATCCTGATGTCATGTGGGCTATGACTATGGAGACTAATCGTGGTTGTCCACATATGTGTACTTACTGTGATTGGGGTGGAATGACATATCAGAAAATTAAAAAGTTTGACCTTGATAGGGTCAAACAGGACATTGAATGGGCAGGTAATCATAACGTTGGATTCATCTTTAATGCTGATGCCAACTTCGGTATCTTTAGAGACAGAGATGTTGAGATTGCAAAGATGTTTAGAGAGGCAGCAAATAAAGGAAATCTAGAAGCAATAAACATACAATACTCCAAGAACTCTACAGAAGTTGTTTTTGAGATTGCAAAAATAGTTGGTGATATTAGTAGAGGAGTAACTATAAGTGTTCAGAGTATGAATGAACCTACACTTAAGGCAATCAAAAGACAAAATATGAAGGTTAATAAAATCTCTGAACAAATAGAAAAGAGTAGAGAATATGGAGTCAAAACATATACTGAATTTATTCTAGGTCTACCTGAAGAGACTTTAGATTCTTGGAAGGAAGGATTCTCAAAAGTTCTTGAATGTGGTCAGCATGAATCTATAGATGTATGGTTCTGCCAAATGTTTGGCAATACCCAACTCAATAGCAAACTATCAAGAGAGTTGCATGGAATAAAAACAATCAAGTCAGAAGACTATGTTTCCTTCGGTAATGATAAAGATTATGATGAAGTAGTAGAGATAATAGAACTCATCTCTGAGACCAATACAATGACCAATGATGAATTGATAGAATCGTATATGTATGGTTGGTTAATTGTCCAATTCCATATTGCTGGTTATACCCAATTAATAGCAAAATATTTCCATTATAAATTGGGGATATCATACAGGAGATTTTATGACGCTTTATTTGATTATGTTAGGAGTAACAAAGGTAAACTAGGAGATCATTATAGAGAAATATTTAATTCAGTTAATCATTATATGAAGACTGGAAAAATATTAGATACTGGCAAACATGGTCATACGTTACATGCAGGAAGTTTTGCCTTTATGTTTAACAATAAAGAAGAAATCTTTTTAGAAGTTGAAAATATGATTAAAGAATTGCAACCAATGATTGAAGAATGGTGTGATGTTCAATCTCCAATAGATGATAATATCTTAGAAGCACAAAGATGCTTTATCTTTGATGAGAATCTAACATATCCTCATACGTTCAGATCTAACTATAATCTAGAGACATGGGAAGAGAAGAATATTGACTATCTTATTGATACTGAATTTAAAAATTTCGACAAAAATAACCCACATGAGGTCTTCATCTTAAGACGCAAAGGTCT